CTTTAGGAAATTCTCTTGATACGACTATCACTTATGTAAAGAAAGGAATTTCAAGCTATAACGTAAATACAGGAGAACAAGTAACTGTAAATACAACTTATTCAGATATAAAAGTACCGATTGAATTTATCAAGTCTGAAGATGATGAAGGTAGAGAAATAAGACAAGCAAAGTTATATATAACTCCTAATTTAATTGGTGATAATCAAGTAGACTTCGATGACGAGATCCAGTTGACGTATGCAGGAGAAACAAGAACAGCACAGATCTACGATATTGATACTAGAAGAGGTGGACAAGTTTATTTATTTACAATTTTGGTGCGGTTCTGATGGCTAATAAAGATTTATCAAAAAGTGATCCAGTTGGTGATATTGAAGCTCAAATGAAGCAAGACTTTAATACTGTGATAAGAAAAGCATACAATAGTTTATCAACAAAGACTCATAGCCCTGTAAGAACAGGATTTTTTGCTTCTAGCTGGAAGGTTGACACAAAAGCTGTTGCAGCAACAGATGATATTTTAGATCACGAACCTTGGGCAAGTAAAAAAAGACAAGAATCAATAGCTTTTTTTCAAGGCATAAAAAATTTTAAACATATACCTAAGATACAAAAAAGACATGAAATAAATAAGCAATTCAGTATAAAAAGACCTGTTTATATTGGAAATACTGTCAAATATGCTGCTTACGCTTTAGAAGGAGGTAAAATTCAGAATTTTATACAAGGACGTTTAGGTAAAATTATTAGAGAAACAATGACAGAGAAGAAAGGTAAATTATTTGTAGCTTCTAGGCAAACACAAGGATTATCTACTAGAGGTACTGGTGGTGTAGGTTATTCTGAAATTAATCTTAAGGAGTATTAATGACTTTAGTTAAAACAAGAGCAGCATTTGAAAAGGCAGTAACAGATGCAGTTGCGGACGTAGATCCAACTGTTGCTATGGTTTATGACAATGTTACTTTTACAAAATCTGGTAAAACTAAAAAGTATGTAGCTATGTTAATAAATTACAATCAAGCTACGATTCAAAATCAAGGTGCATCTTCAGATTTTTATTCTGGTGTTATTCAATGTAATATATACGTTCCAAAAAGCAAAGGTACTAAACAGTTATCTGAAATAGCAGAAGCAGTGATTGATGGTTTAACGTCTGTAAATGCTTCTGGATATACAGATACTTTTAGTGTAAAACCAAGAGTACAGGATATAAATGGCCCTACAACGCTTGAAATTGAAGATAGAAGTCATTTCGTTGGAATAATATCTTGCCAATTCTCAGCTAATGCCTAGTATAATAAAGTAGCAGTACTTATTTTATGACTAGAGCAGTTGACCTTTTAAGAAACAAATTTGGAGTTTCTCAACTTTATAAACATGATGTAGTAAAAGACGGAGTAGTTGAACTAAGTGTTTATTGGCACCCTTTGACTATTGCAGAGAGAGAAGCTATTTCTAAAAAAACAGGTACAGATGATACTAATGATTATGCTTTACAGATGATGATAGAGAAAGCATTAGACGAAGATGGTAAAAGAATTTTTCAAGATGGAGATAAGGCTTCATTAAGAAGAGAAGTTTCAGCATCTATTCTTGAAGAAATACAGATAGCAATGATTACGGTGGGAACTGATAAGGAGGTTAAAGAGGCTAAAGCCGATTTGAAAAGCAAATAAAGATTGGCAATTCTTATTTAGTTTGGCAAAGCAGTTACATAAAACTGTAGCTGAATTATGTGAAACTCTTACTATCGAAGAGATGATGGGTTGGGCTGCTTATGCAGAGATTGAAAATGATGAATATAAAAAACAACAAGAACAAGCACAAAGAAATAGTGCTTTAAAAGGTAGAAGAAGGTAGAATAGAAATAATTTTATTATTCAGATAGAAAAGTGGCAGCTGGTTATGACGTAAATCTGAATATAGCTCTTAAAAATTCTAGAAAATTAATTGATCTTCGTAGGCAATTAAGAGGAGCAACAAAAGAGATTGCAGATTTTAATAAAAAAGCTAGAGAGCAAAATCAAGTTTTACCAGTATCTATAAACAGTTTTAATAAACAACTTACTAGAGCTAGAAGATTATTAGACAGAGCAGCAGTTGGTACGGCTAGTTTTAACAGAGCAGCTAGAGCATTAGTAAATGTAGAAAGAGAACATAATAATCAGTTAATGGCGAAAGAAAAACTTTTAAATAAGTTAAGACTACGCCAAACTTTAAAAGCAGGTGGAGCAGTTTCAGCAGCAGATTTTAGAGGTGCTAGAACAAAAGCTATCCCAACCAATCCAATCAGAGACACTGGTTTTTTAGATTTTAGTAAAGCTGCTGACAAAATAACTAATATCGGAAAAGATACTAAAAAGATAGCTGTATCAACAAAAAAATCATCTCAAATATTATCTCAACAAGCTACAGCAGCAGTATTTAAAGATTTGCCTTTTGGTGTTAGAGGTGGACAGATAGGACCCGCTACTCCTTTAACTCGTGCAGAGAAAATGGGTTTTGGCAGGAGAGCTTCACCTAGCGGGCCATTTGCAATGCAAGGCGGTGCGATGGGCAGGCTTAAAGGTGGTGTTGGTAGTGCATTAATCGGTGGAGGTTTTCCTGCATTATTTGGAGCTGGTGGATTAAGTTCTATTCTCGGTGGTGCAGCAGGTGGTATTGGAGGAGCACTCGCACCAGGTGGTGGTTTTGCTGCTTCTATTTTTGCTACTGCGATTGCTGCTGAAATTGAAAAGATAAGAAACTTTAGAAAAGCAGTAAGAACTTTAAATGAGGATCTTAAAAATGCAGGAACCGTTACTCAATTTACAAGAAAAGAAATTAGAGGATTAGGAAAAGATTTAGATATTACGAAAGAAGAGGCTGTTGAGTTGCTTGCAAGTTTTAGTAAATTTGCAGACGTAGGTGGAATAGATTTAGCAAGACTATTTGGAAGTAGAGATTTATTTGATGCAACTATTGGTCTTGATGACTTTTCAAGCACTCTTACAAGAATCCAACAATTAAGTGAAGAACTAACTTTAGGAACAGAATTTGAAGCATATAAAATTTTAGCTAATGATGGTGCTGAAGCTGCAAATGATTTTATAATTAATTCCTTATTAGCAACGAAACAAGCAGATGTATTTACAGAAAGGTTTGAGAACAGTTTAAAAAGTGTAAAAAGATTTTTTGAAGGAGGAGCGGGCATTGCAAGTCAGCTTAATGATATTACAGCTTTTGGCAATAAAGATTTTAATAAAGTTATAAAGCAAATAATGGCTGACAATGAAGAAATACAAAAAATATTAAAAGACGAAAGTAAACCCTTTGTAGATAGATTGAAAGAAGTTGATAAAATTCTCTTCCCAATACTTACAAATACAAAACAATTAAAAAATGCTTTAAGTAAGTTACCTCCTGAATTTGATTTAAGTGTTGAAGGAGCGAAGAAACTCGTTGATGAACTTAGTAAGAATATAGAAAATTTACAGTTTCTTGAAGAATTTAATGCTCCTAAAGAAGAATTTGAAAAACTTATGAATCCGATGAGAACAGTTTTAGATCTAAGTAAAGAAATCAAACTAGGATTTGAAGATTCTTTCAAAGGAATTATTAAAGGAACTATGAGTGTATCTGATGCGTTTAGAAGTATGTTAAGTAGAATCGGAGATTACTTCTTAGATCTTGCTGCTCAATTAGTCGCTTTACAAATACAAAGAGGGTTCTTGGGCTTATTTAGCAATATGTTCACAGGTCCGATAAATGATGTACAAAATACTGTTATGATGGCAGCTAATGGCGGTCCTGTTGGGCAGAGAAAACCTTATTTAGTTGGAGAACGAGGGCCAGAGTTATTTGTTCCAAATCAATCAGGTAATATAATTCCAAACCATGATTTAGCAGGTATTGGTGGAGGGAGTACAAATATTGTTGTAAATGTAGATGCTTCTGGAACTAATGTAGAAGGTGACGAAGATCAAGGTAAAGAGCTTGGTCGTCTTATATCAGTTGCAGTACAATCTGAAATAATACAACAACAAAGGCCAGGAGGATTACTTGCATAATGGCTACTTTTCCCTCAATAAAACCTAGATATGGTCAACAAAAAAGATCTTCACCTTTTACTCGCACTATCCGTTTTGCTGATGGTTATGAACATAGAATTTTATTTGGATTAGCACAACATCAAAACCCAAAAGTATTTAATTTTACTTATGAAGTTTCGGAAACGCAAGCAGATGAAATAGAAACCTTCCTTGATGCTAGAGCAAATGATAATGATAGTTTTGATCTGCCTGTTGATTATTTACCTGGCGAAGATTCTACGAAGTTTAAATTTGTTTGCGAGGCATGGAGTAAGTCGATACCATTTAAAAATAGAGCAATTATTCAAGCAACTTTTAGACAAGTATTTGAACCAACAACATAATGTCAGTAAATTCAGCAGTATTTAGTGATTTACAATCCATTAATCCGTCAGCAGTTATTGAATTATTTACTTTAACTTTTAATCGTGGACTACATTACATACCTTGGGAAGCAAGTAGAACTTATGTAGTAGATGACGTAGTTAGTGTATCGACAAACACAACACTTGTCTTTAAATGTACTGTTGCTGGACAGAGTAGTACTAACGAACCTGGTTGGTTTCAAAATGCTTCTCCTGGAGACAGTAACAGCGATAATCAGATTACATGGA